TTTTATACCCAAGAACGTGTCGCTTAGTCATGATTAAGCCGAGTCCAGTCATAGTTGCTCAAGGCGCGGTTGATCTAGTCTCAGATCGGCTCACATCGGTTTTTGATCAGTCATCAGCTGCGGTTTTTGGGCATGAAGTGCCGCGTATCCATACACCGCTCAATGATTTGCCGTCTCGCGGGCATGAATTGATTGACTTTGCAGCTCAGATCATCCCCGGCGGCTTTATGCCTTGGCAGAAATGGCTAGCGATCCAATCGCTCAAGATCAAGCCTGATGGCAGATATTACCACCCAGTAACTTGTGCCACTGTAGCCAGACAGAATGGGAAAAGTACCTACATGCTGGCGCGAATTGCGATGGGCTTATTTCACTGGGATGAGTCTTTACAAGTCGGCTCAGCTCATCGACTGGTTACATCGCTGGAGCAATTTAGGTCGCTGGTCTCAATTATTGAAAGTCATGACGATATTGCTAAACAGGTCAAACGTATCCGATGGCAACATGGAGCTGAGGAAATTGAGACTTTGGCTGGCAATCGATTTGTCATCAAGGCTGGCGGTTCAGCTGCTCGCGGATTGAGTAAGCCAGAGATTGTTCACCTAGATGAGCTGCGCGAAATGAAAGACTTGGATTCATTTGCCGCTTTGCGGTACACATTGATGGCGGCTAAGAATCCGCAGGTCAATTGCTTTAGCAATGCCGGTGACTCTCACAGCATTGTCTTGAACATGCTCAGGGAACGCGGGATGGCTGCCAGCGCTGGGGCGATCGATGACGTGGGCTATTTTGAATGGTCGAGTCCGACTGAGGTGCTATCGATTGAAAATGCAGCTTATGCAAATCCCGGGCTTGGGATAACAATCCACCCAGATAACATCAAAGCCGTTTTCAATGATCCTGTCGAAGTGGTTATGACCGAGGTATTGTGTAGGTGGGTTCAGACAATCTCCAGCGTGGTTGGAGCTGCCGAATGGAATGAATGCACTGATCTTGACGTCGATTTGGATACCGAGAAGCTAACTTGGCTGGCGATTGATTGTTCGCCAGATCGTAGATTTGCAGCTTTGGTCGGAGCGCAAAAATTGGGCGATGAAAAGTTTATAGTCAAGCTGCTGCACACTTGGGAAAATGGCGTACAGCTTGACGATCGAGAGATTGCCAATGATGCGGCTAAATACTGCCGAGAATATCCAATTGAGTATCTTTTATACAGCCGTCGCACTAGCGGCGCGGTAGCTGCTCGATTACAGCCAGCGGGAATCCCTATTCTGGACATGGACGGCGATTACCCGCAAAGCTGCGACATGCTACTTGGCGCAATCAATGGCGGGCGCTTGAGACATCGAGGACAGCCAGAACTTACGACGCAAATACTTTCAGCAGTTCAATTGCGACGCGGCGATGGCGGATGGGTCATTGGACGTAGAGCTTCACAATCGGCGGTCTGCGCAGCCGTTGCAACAGCGCTAGTTACCTTTTACGCGACACGCCCAGAGACCGAGTTTGACATATTAGTGGGTTGATCCTTGACCCTTGAGAGAATTCGTGCATGGGATTCAGAGACATCTTTGTACGATCATCCGTCACGCCTCCGACATACGACGTCTCTGCATCTCTTGCTCCGGTAACTAGCTTAGATTCACTTTCGCCATTCTTTCGCGGCAATCGCACAGCTACACGTCAAGAAGCAATGTCAGTTCCAGCGATTGCTCGCGGTCGAAATTTAATTTGCTCATCAATTGCTTCAATCGGATTAAACGTTATCGAGCGAGATACTGGAATGATGGTCGATACACCGCGCGTCATCCGTACACCTGATCCACGGATCCCGGGCGTTGCCACTTATGTCTGGACGCTTGAAGACTTGTTATTCCATGGTTATGCATATTGGCAAATCACTGAATTATTTGCAGACACGCAACGCGTTCGAAGTGTTCAAAGAATTTCGCCAGATCGAATAACTATCAACACCAATAGCGATTCAACCGAGATCGAATCTTATTCAATCGATGGTCATACACCGTTGCCGCTTTCAGGCGTCGGAAGTTTGGTCGTGTTCTACGGAAATGATGAAGGGCTGCTCAACAGAGCTGGCATGACTATAAGAACAGGTGCGGAACTCGAACGAGCCGCTGCAATGTACGCGCGCGAGCCAGTTCCGCAAATGGTATTGAAATCAAATGGAACTGCGCTGCCAGCTGATCGAATTGCAAAACTTTTGGAGTCTTGGGGTGCTTCTCGCCGCAATCGTTCAACCGCATTCTTAAATGCAGACATTTCGCTTGAGACTTTGGGCTTTGATCCAGAGAAGCTACAGCTAGCCGCAGCCCGCTCGTACATCGCCACTGAACTTGCCCGGGCTTTAGGCATCCCAGCATATTTTATCGATGCCGAAACTGGATCATCGATGACTTATTCGAACGCCACCACAACACGTCAAACTTTGCTCGACTTTTCTTTGATTCCGCTGATGAACAGCGTTACCGAAAGATTATCAATGCCGGACTTTGTACCATCAACGCAGCGCGTGGAATATGCATTAGATGATTATTTGCGCGGATCAAATCTTGAGCGCGTTCAGATTTACGAAATACTAAACAGAATCGGTGCATTAAGTGCCGAGGAAATTCGAGTAGCAGAGGAAATGATCCGATGAAAGTACTAACACCGTTCACAATTACAGCCGCAGATTCAGAGACGCGCACAATCACTGGTCAGATAGTTCAATTTGATACGCCAGCAAATGCATCGACTGGCAAAGTGTTATTTAAGGCGGGATCACTAGTTCCGGCATCAGTGAAACTTAATTTAGAACACGATTCAGCGCGTCCAATTGGTAGAAGCATCGGTATGGAACTTTCACCAGATGGCAAATCAATCAACGCAACTTTTAAGATTTCAAAGACAACCGCTGGCACTGATGCAATTCAAGAAGCGATGGATGGGTTGCGCGATGGATTTAGCGTCGAAGCAAATGTCTCAGATCATGGATTCAATGAGGATGGCACGATGGTTGTCAATCAAGCGGAACTTGTAGGGGTTGCACTAACTCACAAACCAGCATTCGATCAAGCTCGCGTCAGTCATGTCGCAGCGACAACCGATGAAACACCAGAACCAACAGCATCACCAGATGAAAACCCAACCGAAGGAGAACCAGTGGACACCACTACCGAAACAAAAGAAGCGCCAGCCGTTGAAACGGTAGAGGCTTCACAGCATGCAGTTCTAGCAAGTCGTCCCGCACCAATGTTCACAAAGCCACGCAGCCCGATTGTAAATATGGGTACATGGATGGAACATTCAATCAAAGCAAAACTCAATCCAATGTCAGATTCTGCAATTTACGTTGCAGCTGCAAACGATGATCTTGGTACAACAAACCCAGCATTTAATCCAACACGTCAGCTAAATGAAGTTATCAACGGACTAAGCAACGGAACGCGTGGGGCAATAGATGCCGTTTCGCGCGGAAACTTACCAGACGCCGGGCTTCAGTTCGAAATTCCAAAGATCACACAAATTGCAGAAGTTGATCCAGTTGCAGAAGGTGGCGCGGTTACAAATACCGGAGTTGAATCAAGCTTCATTTCAGTCCCAATCACCCGCTTCGCTGGGCGCAATATTCTCACCACAGAAATCATTGAGCGCAGCTCACCTGATTTCTTCAACGAGCTTGTACGAATCATGGGCAGCTCAATGGCATTTGCTCAAAACAAATACGTCGCAGCTCAAATTAAAGCTGATGCGGCAACAGATGCCACACCAACAGCCAACACAGCCGCTGGATTGATTGCATACGTCAGCCGCGCCAATGCAGCCGTTTATGCAGGCACACAACGCTTTGCACGTAACATTTTGGTATCTCCCGGACAGTGGAGCAATATCATGGGTTACAACGACAATGGCACACCACTATTCAACGCATACCAGCCACAAAATCAAGCTGGTCTCGTAACTGGTCAATCACAACGCGGGGTCGTACTTGGCTTGAACTTCTTTGTGGATAATTCAGGCGAATTTACAGGAACAGCCGATGATTCAATGGTTGTACTTGAGCCAGATTCATTTACTTGGTATGAGAGCGGAAACTATCGTCTTGATGTCAATAAGCCATCTGACGGAACAGTGGAAGTCTCATTAAATTCTTACGGAGCGTGTGCCACCAAGCTCAGCTCAGGTGGAAATCTCTTTAATTTCACCTAGTAACTAATCATCGACCGTAGCCGCTCCCGGATGCGGTCGAGCAGACGAAGGGAACGGAAATGCCACAGATAGTCACCGCGGGCGAACTGCGATCAATCCTTGGCGTTTCCGTATCTCTTTATTCTGACGTTTATCTTGATCAAATGATTGAATCGGCTGAACTGACAATTTTGCCATTGCTTACGGGCTATCAATCAGCAGTCAATGAAATCTTTGTAGAAAACGGCATTGCGTTTTACGGAACGCAACGCGTCAATTATTTTGTGCCCGGTCAAAGTGTTGTAATTACAGGATGCGGAATCTATGACGGAACAGTAACCGTCACCGATGATCGCATCACCCCTTATGTATTTACATCTGCAACAGCTGAGGCAGATAGCACCTACACGATCCCGCAGATTCCGGCTGGGTTAGCGTGTATAGATGGGGCGACCGCTGGCGACCTATACGCTGGCGTCGCTCCCATTAAGTCTGCAATTCTTGTCGTATCGGTAGAAGTATTTCAATCCGTTACAGCTCCCGGCAATCAAATTATGAGCGATCAATTCCAGCCATCACCGTTTATTTTAGGGCGCAGCTTGAGCAACAGGATCATCGGGCTACTTGGTCCATTTCTTGAAGTTGAAACGATGTGTCTATGACCATTGAAGCCGACATCCGCACACCATTGCAGACTGCACTGACATCGATTGCAGCCAATGTATATAACGGCATTCCAGAGGCAATGACTAGCCCATCGATTGTCCTTGTGCCAGATTCACCATATTTGGAAAGCACTTTAATCAATGGCTCAACCACAAAGGTCAAGATTAATTTTTTGATAACTGGCGTCGTCGGTTATTCCAGCAATGCAGCAGCTCTAACCAATCTTGAGGATTTGATGATCTCAATTATTTCGACAATGCCCGGCGGTTATACCGTCGGAGATGTCAGCTCACCTACACCTTTGGAAGTCGGCACAGGAAAATTCTTGACGGCTGATTTGCAAGTCTCAACGTACTACACCGACTAAGGAGAAAAATAAATGCCAACAACAATCATCACCGGCAGAGACATCACCTTCACAATTGACGGCGATGATTTCGATGCCCAAGCTACTTCAGCGACTTTGACAGTTGATTCAACAATCAACACTTATCAAACGCTTGACGGAAAAGCCTATTACACAACAGACACACAGGGATCATTCGCGGTTGAAATGCTTGCAGACTGGGGAGCTGCTTCATCATTGTGTGAAGCCCTATGGACAGCAGCAACAAACGCGCCACAGACTGGATTGCCAGTGGTTTTGGTTGCAGATACAGGCGCATCCTTTGCCTTTGACGTCCAGCCAATCTTGCCATCAGCAGGCGGCACTGCACCAGATGCGCAGACCGTTTCACTAGCATTTACTTGCGTAACCACGCCAGTATTAACAATCAGCTAATCAAAAGGAGACCGGGAGCATGAAACTACCAATAACAATCGAATACACAGCAGGAAACAGCGAAACCTACACAGCGCAACCGCCTGAGTGGGCGAAATGGGAAACCAAAACTGGATTCATCATTTCACAAGCGCAAGACAAGATCGGCATCGGCGATTTGATGTTTTTGGCGTATCACGCCATGAAACGTGAAGCCGCTGGCAAGCCAGTCAAGTCTTTTGAAATTTGGAGCGAGACCGTTGCCGAGATAACAGTCGGTGATGAGATAGCCCCAAAAGTTACGCCCCCGGAAGCATAAATCGAATCCTTTGGGATTTGGCAATTACGACCGGGATCAGTCGATCAGAATTTGAAACGGCTGAGGATATACTTACTGCAATTGAGATATTGGAGAAACGCAATGGCTGAGGATGCAGTTGCTTTTGACAAAGCTGAACTGCGGTCAATTATCTTTGCTTTTAAGGGCATGGATGATGATGCGGTAACACAAGCCAAGTCCGTCTCAAATGGTCTCGCTACATATTTGCAGGGCAAAATTATTGGCAAATCTCAAGGCAGAAACAAAGCATCGATAAGAATTGCCGAAGGTTCACGCGTATCCAAATCATCAAAGATTGGCGAAATGTCATTTGGATTTGCATCGCAAAAATTCTCTGGTGGTGGAACTACTCAGCAGCTCTGGGGTGGTTATGAATTTGGATCAAATAAATATAAGCAATTTCCGATCTGGTCAGGTCGCGAAGGTCGAGGATCAAAAGGCTGGTTTATTTATCCAACCTTAAAGCTTGAGCAGCCGCACATTATTTCTCAGTGGCAACAGGCATTCTCCAAGATTGTGAAGGTCTGGTGATGGCTGCACAAGGATCAAGAACTCTAAAATTATCATTACTAGCTGACGTCGCTGAATTTACAAAAGGCATCAAGGTAGCGACAAAAGACACCGAATCCATTGGCGATCAATTTACGGCGTTTGGTAAGAAAGCCGGACTTGCATTTGCCGCAGCTGGAGCTGCCATTGGGGCATTTGCTCTGGCATCGGTAAAAGCCGCAGCTGAGGATGAAGTTGGGCAAAGAAAACTTGAAGAGACTATTCGTAACACAACAAACGCGACCGCTGATCAAATAGCCGGCATTGACAAATACATAACAAAGCAATCAATTGCCACTAATACGACCGACGATGTAATTCGTCCAGCGTTGTCACGATTAGTTTTAGCCACGAAAGACGTTACAAAAGCGCAGGAATTATTATCACTCGCTCAAGAAATTGCCGCAGCTCGATCTTTGCCATTGGAAACGGTTACAAATGCCCTAGGAAAAGCATATGAAGGATCAAATACGGCATTAGGTAAATTAGGAACTGGCATTGATAAAGCAACGCTTAAAACACTCACTTTTGATGAGACTCAACAGCTACTCAATAAAACCTTTGATGGATTCATTGAGAATCAATCCACGACTGCTGCCTTTAAGTTTGGACAAATAACTAAAGCCGTTGATGAATCTAAAGAAGCAATCGGCGCAGCGCTGCTCCCTATTGTGAAAGAATTTGCAGACTTCTTAATTGTTTCGGTTGTACCAGCCATTGAAGCATTTGTCTCTGGTCTGACCGGAACGGATGGTTTGTCTGCAGGTCTTACTAAGACGGAATTGCAAGCCGTTGCATTTGGTAAAAAGGTCAAATCAGTACTTGACACAGTAATAAGTCTAAAAGATGAATTAATTGCAACAGCCGCGGTCATTGGCACAGTTTTCGTGATTTCAAAGATTTCAGCTGCAGTGGTCTCCACCATTGCGCTTATTAAAAGTCTTATCACTGCATATAACTTGCTCAAAGGATCGGCAATTGTCGCTGGAGTTGCTTCGGCATTTGCGTTGAATCCATTGCTGGGCGTTGGAGCCGTTGCACTTGGGGCGAGTGTTTTGGCGGCGGCATCAGCCATTTCTAAAAATAGTGATACTGATACTGCGCAACTTAGTGCAAAACAAACTTATTCAAACATTTCTGGGGTTTTAGGTTCAACCGCGGCAAATACACCGCCAATTGTGCCAAAAGTCCCAGTGGTTACAACAAAAAAGGCGCTTGAAACTGTAGTCAAATCGGCAGCGGCGGCGTCTATGGTTGGTGGCGTTGGTCAGGATGACACAGCAGCATTTGCAGAATCAACACCGGGCGTTTCAATGAATATCACCGTCAATCAAGGCATTGTCGGCGATCCAGAATCAGCAGCCAGAGCGGTTGTCGATGTAGTCAATCGATCATTCTTTAGGGGCACTGGCGGCGCGACAGCCTTTGTTACCGTATAAGCCATGACAGTATTTAATCCAGTTTACAAAGTCACAATTAATGGCGTTGAATATCAATCATCAATTTTGGCAAATCTCACCATCACATCTGGACGTAATAATATCTATGAGCAGGCTCAGGCTGGATACGTAAGTCTTGAGCTGATCAATTTAGATCAGTCAAACGTGGATATTGACATCAACAATTCTTTGACTGTAGAGCTGCAAGATTCCACAGCTACATTTGTGCCGATCTTTGGCGGATCAGTGGTTGATATTACGATTGCGGTTGCTGAGCTTGGCAACGTGGCATTTGCGCAACGCGTTAAGATCATCGCACTTGGCGCTTTGGCTAGATTGCCAAAGGCTTTGACAGATGGAGTCTTATCTCAGGATTTTGACGGCAATCAAATTTATACAATTTTGCAACAAGTACTATTTGCATCGTGGCAAGAAGTACCGCAAGCATTGACTTGGGCAACTTATGATCCAGCCACACAATGGCAAGATGCAGAAAATACAGGATTGGGCGAAATAGATCAGCCCGGCAATTATGAGCTTGCTGCTCGATCATCTAGCCGCACTGACGTTTATTCATTAGTCGCGGCTTTGGCAACAAGCGGTCTTGGTTATATCTACGAGGATGCTCAGGGTTTAATTTCCTACGCGGACTCAACACATCGAACGACTTATCTAGCTGCCAATGGTTACGTGGATTTAACTGGCAATCAGGCTCAAGGTTCGGGCTTGAGTATTCAAGCGCGAGCTGGCGACGTCCGAAACACCATCACGCTTAAATACGGCACAAACTCAACATCTGAGGTCAGCGCTGTTGATTCCCAATCCGTCGGTATCTACGGTCAATTGGCGCAAATCTTCACGACTACAGTCAAGCATCAAGCCGATGCCCAAGATCAGGCAGACTTTTATTTGGCATTGCGGGCATTTCCGCAGTTCAATTTCAACTCAATCACATACCAGCTCACCAATCCCGAAATTGATGATAGCGACCGAAACTCTCTGATAAATGTATTTATGGGCATGCCCGTCAGCGTTGCCGATTTGCCGCTTAATATGTCATCTGGCACATATCTGGGATTCGTTGAAGGCTGGACATTTCAGGCGGCATACAATGAAATCAGCGTAAGCCTTAATCTTTCGCCATTGGCATACTCGTTGCAGGCAATGAGATGGAACGACGTGCCGATTGTTGAAACGTGGCAAACCGTCATCCCGACGCTAGACTGGGCAAATGCGACGCAGGTCGCCTAAGGAGAAAACATGAGCAATCCAACAACACCATTTTCGTGGCAAATGCCGACAGCCGTTGATTTGGTTACGGACTTACCAGCTGATTTTGAAGTATTTGGTCAAGCCGTTGCGACATCGATGGCTGATCTTTTAGGTGGAACGACTGGTCAAATCTTGTCTAAGACAACAAGTGCGGACATGGATTTCACTTGGACAACACCAAGTGCAGGAAAGATTAAACAAGTTGTTACAGCTACTTATTCAACAGCGACAACAATTGCTTCTACAACTTTGGCAGATACGGGCTTAACAGCCACGATTACTCCAACAGCTTCAAATAGTAAGATTTTGGTTCTTGCAATGATAAACGTGGAAGCTTATAGATCAGCGCCACAGCAAGGCGTGAACGTTGCACTTTTGCGTGGAGCGACAACAATTTACAATGCGGCAAAATGGTCATTCTTTGACGGAAACAATCAAGGAGTCACAGATTTATATAGCACCAGCACTTTATCTTATGTAGACAGCCCAGCAACGACTTCAGCTACTACGTACAAAATTCAAGGTGCGGCAACATACAGCTCAAGCAGCGGACAAGTAGTTTTTCAAAGTGGTTCAACAACATCAACAATTACTCTTTTGGAAATAGGTGCGTAATGGCTAAATCAAATCAAGTTCTAGGAATGCTCATTCCTGACGGCGGCTATATACAAACTGGAGATGATTTCGAAGGTTTACAATTTATTGATTGCAAAGCAATAACTAAAAAGCAATTTCTAGATGGATTTGAACAATTTGACGTTTGGAAAGCAGAACAAGATGCTAAAAAGGCTGCATCAAAGCAAGCGGTGATTGATAAACTAGGTTTAACTGCCGAAGAAGCAGCTTTGTTATTGATATGACATCAATAAGTCAAAATGGATGGACAGCATCCAAAGTCAGAGCTGACATTGACATTGACTCATTCTTAGTGCCGGGCACATCAATCAAGCTGACGTGCAATAAAGCCGTTGCACCGTTATTGGTTGGCTTTGCAGCTGAGTTTCATGAGTTAATTGAGCCGATTGATGAAGGCAGTCTCGACGATTGGGGTTGGTGTTACAGAGAAGTTAGAGGCAGTCAGACCGTATTGAGCAATCACGCATCTGGCACAGCGATTGATCTGAACGCTACAAAACATCCGCTTGGCAAAGCTGGCACGTTTCCACTAGCAAAAGTTCCAATGATTAGAGCGCTCGCAAAAAAATATGGTTTGAAATGGGGCGGCGATTTTAGGCGTCCAGATGAAATGCACTTTGAGATAGCTTTGA